ACTGAATTATTTAGTGATAAGCCCCTCCACCATTTTCTTCAGCTTTTCCATGTCTGATTTAAGTGCTTCAATTTCGAGCTGTTGTGCATTGTTTTCCTCCACCAGCGACTGCAACACGGCATGATGCACCGCCACCATGGCACCAGAATCGCCCGCCTCAACTGCCAGCACGTCATCAATAACTGTTCCGTCGTCGAGTTCGCGCGAGCCGGTATTGATTACGGCGTCGGGGAAATATTTGCCGATGTCGTTAGCAATAACCCCAATACCGAAACGCCCCTCTGCGCCTTTGTGTCGATATTTCCATGTGGCCGCTCTGATATTCATCAAAATATCGCGGGGGGTTTCAATGGGTGTAATGTCGTCTTTAATACGCTCATCACAACCAGAGTTGACCCATGATCCACTTGCGATGGCATTCCCTGTCTGGCCGAACGTGAAAACACCTGTCCCGCCGGTCGCGCCCGCAATAACCATGCGTATGCTGTGATACGAGGTCGTGTAATGCTGCATACGGCTGAACGACCCGTCGGGCGCAAATGCCTTCCAGAAATTATTGTAAAACTCGCCCGGGTTTGAGACACCGTGCGCTGCGCGCAGGATGATGGCCTCTCCGGGATCTCCGGAAGTCGTATAATTAAGGAAATCGATAACGCCTGTAAATCCGGCCCCTTTGACAGATGCGGCATCTTTAATGCGGTAATCGTCACCCGCTGCAACGGTGCCAGCGGTAGTGCCAACGTTTTTAGTCGCGGAGTCGCCGAGTTGCAGAGCGGTACGCGCACCGCCTGGAGTGGTGGCCCCTGTTCCGCCATTCGCCACCGGAACTACGTCGGTACTGGTGAATATCTGGCGCACGCTGAAAGTACGTGAACCTTTGGCGTTCGCAATACGTACTTTATAAACACGCCAGGTTGCATCGTTTGCCTGGTTCGCTATTAGCGTCAGTTCGATAACGGTTCCTGAAGATGTAATGCCGTCGCTCTGAACATAAACCTGAGTGTTAGCAGGATACGATACGCCAGTCGGTGTGTTCACCCAGGCGGAGGTATTGGTGAGGTACACGGCGCCTGTAGCAAAATCTACCTGCTGCCAGTCAAATGCGCTAAGCGCGGTCAGGTTCGTCAGACCAATGCCCAAATCATTCAGCGCCTTGATGCCGGTCTGTTCCCATGCTGACCAGGTGGTCCCGGAAAGTGTACGTTGCCATGTCCGGTTAATGTTTCCCGCACCACTGGCTATCGTGGTGAATCGCTGCAACAACGAATTTGCACTGCTCCTCAGAATGACTTCGCAGATGCCAGTTGAGACAGTGGCCTGCCCCGGCGCTACAGGGCCGTTTATTGTGCCGGTGGTCCCATCTGTAACAGACCAAACGCCAGGAGTGACCAGTAAATTCAGGTCGCCCGTATAAAATCCTGGCCGCGAATTCACTCCAACCAGATTCCAGTCTCCCCATGGCCCGTCCACCCCGTTCCATGACGCTGTGAGGGAGCGGATATAAACATTGCCGTTTCGGACCGTATAACGCTGAGTGCCTCCCCACTGCCCGCCGGCAAACACCTCAAGAAAGCCAACAGCATTCGGTTCCGGGAAGTTGTTCTCTGGCTGCGCGTTGTTAGACGTGCCCTGCGTCCATATCCCGGTAAGCGCGGCTGTCGGTCCGTAACTGTTCAGGTTAGCTGCTGCCGCCAGCACGCCCCGGACCTGCTGAGAGGACCCAAGCATACCCGCCATTTTCTGCCAGCCCGGACCGGAAACAGGTGCCACGTTGTCGGCAAACTGCATCGTAATATCGCCCGGCGCCGTGTAGAAGCTTGCCCAGTTACCCTTCTCGGCGAGCAGTGCGCGAATTGCCGCCGTGCTCTGATTCACCAGCTCGGCCGTTACCTGGTTCTGAACTTTGCGCGGTACCGCCGCCCACGCCGCACCGGTTGTGGTTGGTCCCGTGAATGCGCTGACGAGCGTTGCCGCTGTGTTGCTTGTTACCGTATCAACCGGCAGGGTGTACAACACACCACCAATGGTCACTGTGATGAAATCGCCCGGTTTTAAATCCGTGGTGAATACAGTACTGGTACCAACAACCGCCGTGGAATTATTCGTTAATTTGATTGTTCCTGCGGACATAATTTCTCCTGATTTCAGGCGTAAAAAAACCCGCCGGAGCGGGTCTGACTGATGGGCTTGGGTTTAATACATGCTTTCCAGTAGCAGCACGTTAATACCGGCTATGACGTTCATCGGCACGGAGTATTTATCGGTCCAGTACTGCGCCGTGCGGCCCTTGCCAACACGCAGTGCATTTCCGCTGCGTACAAGGCCGAGGTACTTCGCGTAACACCACCCCCCACTGACGGCTGACATAGCGCCGTAGCGCCCCAGCATGACGAACCGGTCACCGATATCAGTCCATGCTGCTGAAGGGCGGTAATACGCATTACTGTAGATGAACGGACGCCGTGTCGTACTGAACGTGCAGACGCCGGCAGGATTGAAAAAATTGAGCCCGCGACCGGGCGTGGGTTGCACGCCGGCTGCGAATATCACGATATCGAGTGTGGCAGTTGCGTCATACCCCAAATCCTCGCTCTCACCGGTAACGATGATCTGATTCCCGTCATATTCAACAACAATCCCGTCGGCGCTCCATTTTGCAAATACCACATACGTGGCACGATTCCAGCCCGTATCGGGAAGCGTCCATCTACCCGCTATAGTTACCCTGCCACGCCAGACGCACTGGCCCACGACACTGGCATCGGTTATCGCTGTAAAGTCAGTGCTGTAGGATATCAGAAGCCCACGGTTACCGCTTAGCGATGCAGGCAGGATTTGCCACATCGTGCCCGGCCACAGTATGTTGCTGAATCCGGGCACGCTCCACCATGAGGAAATCTGCATGCTTCCGCCATTCTGCGCGGCGGCCTGAAGGCAACCGACAGCCGGGATCAGGCTTGTCCCATTCGGGTATATGACGGTGGTCTGATGTGGCGCGTAGACCAGCGCGGAACCGGGAACATAACCGGGAGCGTTATAAACCGTTCCGTTTCCGTTCACCAGGCCGCAGAATGACGGGCAGCGTAACCCCGCCGTGATTTGCATGGCAGGCCCGCCGTCCCTCAGGTCAATCAATAAACCACGGGGCATTACCATTCTCCCAGGACGATACGTCCGCCATTGCTGAGGTTGACCGTCACACCGGCACCATTAATCACCACGCCATTTCCGGCGCCTGCCATGGAAAACCGGCCTTCCGTCGCGATGATCGTTCCCCGCACGATGACGTCATTGAATTCAGAGTAGCCGCCTTTATTGATACCCCACCCCGCCACGCCAGGCTGGTAATTATTCGACTGAATAACATTGCCAATCTTGGCGTTGGTAATGGTCCCGTCCTGAATGAAACCGGAACTGAGAAACACCTGGCCATTTACGATGGCGAACGGGGAATACTGCAGCCCGCCCTGCCCGGACAACATCACAAACTGGTCGGCATTGATGGCCACGCGGGTTTTTACGCCGGAACCGTCAGCAATAACCGCCACTGATAACCCGGCGTCGTAGTAGTTGCCGTTGTATTTCACACCCGTACGGAGGGTGTAAACCGCATTGGCGCTGGCAACATCCGCGTATGCTGTGTATTTCTCATTAATGGCAGCTTCCTGCTGCCCGAACTTCGTGGCGACCTGTTGCTGATACTGGGCAAAGGCCTGTTCTGCGCTGGCCTGCGCGCTCTGAATAGTGGTAATGCTGCTGTGCACGCCCTTAAAGTCGGCCGCCACTGACAGCCGGTATTCAGCGAACGCCTCATCCGCTGTTGCCTGTGCGGTTTTAACCTCACTGATTTCCGCAGCAGCATCGCCAAACTGAACGGCCACAAGCTCCTGGAACTGCGCAAACGCTTTTTCCGCATCGGCCTGCGTGATTTTTACCTGAGAGATTTCCGCACGCGCCACCCCCAGCTGCTCATACTGGATCTGCGCGCCTTCCACCTGCGCCAGTGTGACCTGCATCTGTCCTGCCAGGGTGAAATCAATCTGCTCTGTCAGGCGCTTCCCGTCCTCTGACGTCAGCAGGTCTTTGGCTATATCCTCCAGGTAATCGGCAGCCTGGTCGTTAGCCATGCCCCTGATCCAGTCGGTCCAGCCTGATTCATTACCCGTTTTGTCGACCAGCTGAGCGCGGTACCAGAAAATCTGGCCCGCCCGTAAACCAAGCTGGGTGTAATCCATTTGTGGATATGGCACATCCGACAGCAAAAGCGGATCGGCATGGTCATCACGCGGCGTGTACTGAATTTCCGTTTTCAGCGTGTCTTCTGTGTTGGGTGGGAAAGCCCAGGTGAGGCGAATGCCCCAGTTTATGCCGGTGGCCGCGAAATTAATCGGCTTCGGCGGGTTACCGACTTTACCCGTCAGCGCTTTCTCCTGAGAATATCCCCAGCCGCTGGATATCTCCGCCGCGTTGATGGCGCGCACGCGCACCAGGTAGCGCCCTGCATAGATGCCCGGCACTTCAAACGACGTGGTCGAACTGCGCGGCACGTTCACCCAGTTCCCGTCGTTGCGGCGCCACTGCGCTTCATACGCGATCGCGTTCGGAGCGGGGTTCCAGCTGGCGCGCATCGTTTCAATGCTGATGCCCTGATTCACCACGGAGTAAGAGCCTATGGTGATGTTTTCCGGCGCAAACTGGCTGCCCGGCGGGATCACGCTTACCGGACGCTGGTCAATGATGGCGCCGGTATCGATGCGGGCATACTTATCCGGATCGTGAAACGCGCCTGAGATGGTAAATGTGCCGTCGTTGTTGTCGCTGACACTCACCACCCGGTACTGCTGGGCATACAGCTCATCAGACTCCACCACCCAGACACTTTCCGCCTGCGGTATTTCCCCGTAAGCGATACTGACCGTAACGGCCTGACCGTTGATCGCCTGGATTGTTCTGGCCTGTGACGCGCCGGAAGGAAGATTGAGAATAAGGCGATCGCCCGGCCTGGCATCCGGCATGCGGTCGAGGTTAATCACGCGCCCGTTAACCGAACTGATACGGCCGCCGGTGACTTTACCGGACAGCATTTCGTCTGCGACAGCGATGATATAGCCCGGCTGCGGGATGTTACCGTCCAGCCCAACGGAGAAAGTGACGATGCGGTCCTTGTTGTTGGTCAGGATCCCCCAGCGTCCCTTGCGGTTTGCTTCACTCTGCCGGGTACAGCCAATCGCAGTCATCTCAAGCTGGTTAAACCCGTAACGCGCAACCAGCGGTTGCTCAAAAACCGGCTCCATGGCGTCGGCGTAACCGTTAGCCGGATCGGAATACGAGACCAGCGCCGTGGTGTAACGGGTTTTGGTCGTGCTGCTTGAGTAAACGAATTCACCGTTTACGACGCTGGCGCGGGTGTAGCTGTAATCAATATCGCGCGGCATGTCTGCCAGCGCCACAATCTGATTACCGCCC